CAAGCTGGGCCGCCTCATCTGGCTCTCCTGCGCACGGCCACCCTGTGCCGCCGCCTTCATCCTCTGAAGCTCGAACTCGGCCTGTCTCTGCTTGGCCTCCTCGTCGGCCACCTTCTGCTGTTCCTGCTGTCTCTGCATGCGGGTGGCCTTGACGGTGTTCCTGTTCAGCAGATTCGTGTCGGACGCGCCGACCAAGCGGTGACGCTTCCTCACGATTGCGTCAAAGTCGAAGTTGTCAAGCACCTGCGCCGCCGCCGGAAGGCCAAGCTTGGCACCGTTTCCGGCGATGCCCATCGCGAAGTTCAAGGAGTTCTCCGTCGAGGACATCTCCTGCGTTCTCTGCGCAATCTGGAGGTTGCCGACATACCTCGGAACCAGCTCCCCGCTCTTCATCTTCGGTATCGCCGCGTCCATCTTGACGATTCCGCTCTGGATGGCATAGGCCGTGAAGATGTTCACCACAGGGTCGAGATACTCGTCCTCCAGCATCAGCACGATTCCGCCCAACTGCAACAGATTTTCGCTCTTCAGCGCGTTTATCTCCGCCGCAGTGCGCTTGTCCGCCGCGTTCACCATCTTCAGGGAATCAATGGTGGCGAACTCGGACAGGAAGAAGCACTCCTTTATCCTCTGCTCGAACTCCAGCGCGGTCTGGCGCGTCTCGTCGCTCGTCGGCGGGTTGGTGAGTATCGGCGTCACGAGGTCAGACCTCTGCTCGCCCATGTTCGTGTACGTCACCGCGCCACGGGACAGGTCGAGACCCTCCTCCCTCAAATCGTTTGACGCAAGAAGCGGCGGCTCCGCCCGGTTGCTGGAGATTTCAAGCTCGTCGAACATCAAAGCCTGAAGAGCGCGGCACGCATTGAGCGCGTCATGCCCCCTTCCGCGACCGTAGATTCCGCCATGCTCGCAGTCGAGCCTCGGAGCGATGATGGGATTGAACCTGTAGCCCCTCACGGCGAGGATTCCGACGTATGTTCCGCCGTCCCTCTGAGCCGCGAACTGCCCTGTGCGCCCCTTCAGCCAGTAGATGCTACGGTATTCCATCGACTTCGGGATTCCGTAGTCCAGCTCCTCCATCGTTCCGCACGCGAAGGCCTTCTGGTTCGGCTCGATGAGGCACTCGACCACGTAGTTGCCGTCTTTCCCGTTGTTCCCGCGCTTCCAGTTCTCCACAACGTCCGTCGGGAGAGCGGCCAGACCCTGCGGCCCGCCGCCGAACTCCATCACAAGCTCCTCCGCCGTCATCGCAAAGCGTCTGTTGACGCGATTGACGCGGCCTGACGCGTCAACGCCAAGAGCGTAAGTCCCGACAGGAAGACACTCCGCCCTCGCGACGAACTTCTTGCACTGCTTGACGATGATGCAACAGAACCCGAACGCCAGAAGATGCTCAAATCCCTTCTTGAACGCCTTGTAGCTCCCGCCCTTCGACATGATGTCGAACGTGAAGTTCTCAAGACGCTCCAGATATTCGCTGACGGAACTCTGCCCGTCATCGTCCGCGCCCTCCACCGTCCACCTGAACGGCTCCAGATGGAACCACTTCAGAGCGGGGTTCATCAGGTTCACCAAGAAACCCGCGCTTCCCTTGCGCAGGGATTCAAACGGAGTGGTGTTCAGAACCTTGTCGTCGTCGTGCTTCTCCGAAGTGTGCGCAAACTGCTCCACCTCGTCGGTCAGGCCCCTCTTCGCAAGCGGATAGATGTTGTCCGCGATGTCGCGGAGCTTCCCCTTGATGTTGTCGAACTCCGTCACCATCGGCCTGACGGTTGATTCGCAACGCTTGCGGATGAGGTCTGCCTGTTCCTTCTTCATCACACCGCTCCTATGGCTCCAGTGTCGCCTCCGCCTATCGGCGTGAGCGATGTCCCCTTCATCATCCCAGCCCCGGATTCGCCAGCCGCAGTGTAGGTGCTGTTCACGCCCTTCTTCTTCTTCGACAGACGCGTCGCCTCTTCAAGGTCGAGGTTCTGCGCCTCCTTCGTCTTCGACGCATCCGCGTCCTTCCGAAGAGCGTCCTCCTGCGCCTTCGCCTTGCCAGTGATTGCCGCCTGTGCGAGCGTCGCCTCCTCCGTCGCCTTGGAACTCGCCTTCGCCGCCTGATGAGAATCGACGGCGGAGTAAGTCCCCGCGCCAGCCGCGACGACAGCCGCACCTGCCATCACCCACAATGCCGCATCAACGCCCATAAGACTTACGCTCCAAGGTTTCCGTTCGAGCCGAACGTCTGCGCTCCCTCTCCAGCAAGCGTCGCGCCCTTCTTCCTCTTCGCCGCAGAGAGCGCACCGTCATAGTCGCCGCTACCCTCCCCGCCATGCGTCTCTCCGCCGGACGCATGCGCATTGGCCTCCGCCGTAGCCTTCGCCTTCTCGTCCGCGATACGCTTCTTCTCGGCCTCCTCGGCCTTCCGCTGTTGCTCCTGTATCTCGTAAGAGCTTGGCCCAGAGCTATGTCCACCCATGACGTTCTCCTTCTTTAAGTCGTTCACGAAGACACCTTGCCTTCTTGCCTGCGTATTATCCCACATATCCCCGCGCTTGTCAACCCACTATTTCAAAAAAGTTTCATGCCTATGGCGGTCGGCTATAACACCCGCTGGCGAAGAAACAAACCTCCGGGCCAAGTTCACCTCCCGCTGGCTACCACCCCAACGCCACGAATCGGCCTATACGACCCACGGCGACACAGGCATGAAACGCCGCACATTATACCATCCCACACACCAAAAACGCAACTCCCTCATTATATTTTTTTTCGCACCATACAACCGTAAAACCCACCCCCACTCCACCACCCGTCATCCCTACGCCAAAAAATATCTTGACAACCATAACCTTACTCCCCTATAATACCCCTATTCTTCCGCTTCGCGTGCATGACTGCGCGTCAAGTCAAGCGAAGCCACACACTCCATCCCGCTCGCTCCTACAGAGGGCGCGTTTGCATCGCACTTGGAGCCGCGCGCGAGGTGCCGCCCGTTCGGGGTCTCGCGTGTGCGCGGGCGCGGGGGCCCCTGCGTGTGCGCGGGTGCGAGCGTGTGCGTGTGCGTGTGCGCCCGCCTGTGTGCGTGGGCGTGTGTGCGTGTGTGCGTGTGTGTGCGCTGGCGTGTGTGTGCGTGTGTGTGTGCGTGCGTTGGCGTGCGTGACGCGCGGGGGCGTGTGCGTCGCGTGTGTGCGTTGGCGTGCGTGGCGTGTGCGCTGGCCTATTCCGCGTCAAACCGTTTTGCGGGCGTGCCGCGTCCGGCGTCCGTTTTCGGCCTATTTCGGCGCATTTCGAGTTATTGAGGGGGTGTGTGCCACTGTAAATTGGCGTGTTTGCTGGCGTTGGCGTGATGCGTTTGCATTGAAAAGCATGAAGTGTCGCAAGTTTTGCGGCATCGCTCTTTGACAAAAACGAAAGCACGAAAGCTTGTAATGTGTGGCGCGTGAAGTAAAACGCATACACCGGGGTAAACGGCGAAAGTCGCCCGTCATGAATGAGACTAAAGAACAAGTAAGCCCTTCGGGAGTTTACGGGGTGTATGTTGAGCGCAAACGGTAAAGACCACGAAAAAAGTAATTCGTGTTAGTAGTCGGTGGCGGAAATGGTGATATACCTTTGGCGTGGTAATTCGCGGCTAAAGGGACAACGTATCACATAACGCAATAGCAAGCGGCGGCGCATAGCGCATTATTCGCAATCGGGCGAAAGTGTGCGGCGGGTGTATCGGATATACGCCTATAGCGTTTAGCAGTCGTTTGCGTGTGATATTGCGTAATGCGGGGAACGCGACCATTTTCGGGCAAAAGGTTTTTTCTACGGTTTTCCCACACAAAAAAACCACACATGGGCGCATTATGGTATGTTTGGCGCGCACTGGCGATAATACGATGGTTTTCACACTGAAAGCGTATGTCCCAAACATGCAAAAACCATGTTGCGTCCATGTGTCCGTTTGTGGCGTGTCCCGTGCTATTTGTCGCACGGCTGACGATGGGTACAGCATACCCGAAACACTACACAACAACAACACACGAAAGAAGGTACAAAATGAGTGATTACACTATTGAGAACTGCACGGCTATGGGTGAGGCGCAAAAGCGCAATTTTGCCAAATTGCCGAAAATTAAATACTTCCGCGTTCAGTCACGCGGCGCGGTCGGAAAGCTGACGGAACGGCATGAGCGCAAGGTCGGCGCATGGGCCGTACTTGTTGCGCTTGAAGGCGGAAACGGCTTGCGCCTTGCGTCGGACGTTGCGTTTGAGCATGGCATGACGTTCAAGTGCGAATTTGCGACGAAAGACGACGCTTTCAAGGCCGCGATGGAGTTCAAGGCGAAATGGGGCGTTCCCACCAGCAAGACGGCAAAGGCAAAGGATGAGGCCGTCAGCAAGGCAAAGGATGAGGTCATCAGCAAGATGCGTGAAGGTCTCATCGGCATGGGCATGAAGGCGGAAATGGTCGAGGTCATCATCCAGAACCTCAACAAGTAAGCATTTCAAAGGGGTGCGGGCGCGTGTCCGCACCTCATTTCACAAACACCAAACAGAAAGAAGGTCTGAAATGACGGTCTATGTAGTTGAAGAGCTTGAAGGGCATGACGACGTGACGACGTTCGTAGGCTACCGTGGCGCGTTTGCGACATGGGAAGAGGCTGAAGCGGCGGCAGGTGCAAGCATACCCCGTAGCGAAATCTACGGAGAGCGAATCACCGAGGATGGCCGTGATTTCAGGTCGGTGCGCATCATACCGATGAACGTCGGTGAGCGCATCAACAGGTGCTGAAATGCAAAGGCCAAACGGATGGCTTGACGCGATACCGAACTGCGCGAACTGCGCGAACGGGAAACCGGGCGTGCGGTTTGTGCGGTGCCTTGACGCAAATGCGGCGAAGCTGTACGGCGCAAGGCACGAGATTCGGTGTCGGTTCTTGTGCAACTACTACACGAAACAGGAGGTAAAAAATGGCGATAGAAGTTCTGAAACGCGAACGCGCCGCTCTTCGTGAGAAGGCGCGATTCTACAACCGTCGGTTCACCGATGGACACGTAGGGGTGCGGACGTGGAATCTGTTGCGTCAATGTGCGCAACTGACGACCGCGATTCTGATTCTGAAACACACGACAGGAGTATGACATCATGAGCATGGAAGACGCAGAGTTGGTGAGGGCGAACCCCGAAGTCGCCGAGAGCATCGGCATCGAAGCTCCGCCGAAGCGGACACGCAAGGCCCGCAAGTTGGCATGGAACGAACGCCAGTATGGTGCTGGCGTCATCGCCGGAATCTTCGTCGGGATTGCGATAGGCGTACCGCTTGACGCAATCTTGGCGGTTGCGGCGAAGTGGTTTGTCGTGTGGCTTGGGAGGTTCTGATGAAAACGGTTCTGCTGATACTTGCGAACGCGCTTTGCGGACTCGGATTGCTCTCCGCAGTATGCTGGGGAACAGGCAACGAACAACTGTCAGGAGTTCGTGCGGCGTGCGTCGTGGTGGTGTTCGCCGCTATGGTTTGCGGAGGGCTGTTCGTGGTGGTGGCAGGGTCAAAATCGTGAGACCATCGTGAGATAGTCTAACGATAATCGTGAGAGCGTTTTCATCCCCCTATAACCCCCTTATCTCTTGTGTAATATAATATATTATATTATACTCACAAGATAGGGGGAGTGTGAGGGGGGTGAAACACATCGCGAGATGGTCGTGAGATTATCGCGAGATGGTCGTGAGAGGTGTGACATGGTAGCCAAGACAGTCAAACTCAAAATCACAGAGACCTTCACAAAGCAGGTCGAAGTGAGGGTTCCGCACACGCTGGAATCTGACGCACGCATCAAGAGATGGGTGCGTGAACACATCGACGACAGAATCCTTGACGCGACAAGCCAAGTCGGGGTGAATGATGTCGGCAGTGACATGGACTACAAACAGGAGGTTGTGATATGCCAATAAGCAAGAGCAAGGTGGCGCGTGACGTGCGGCGGGTGCCGACAGTCAAGACGCTGACGTACATTCAGTCGCTGATTGCGTACAAGCGTACGCACATCGAGCGGGAGCAGGCCAGACTGCGGGAACT